ACCGGGGGTGTCGTCTGCTGGCATGATTGTGAAAGGTGTATCCATGAAAGTGACATTATCATGGCCGGTTTGTAACAACCGGAACTATCAAAATTTAATTATGCTGTTGCAACCGCAACTGAAGAGATCATGAAAGTCAGACCAAAAGTGGCAGGAGTTCCGCTTGAAGCATCACCGTCTGGTTCAGTAAGACCGACCAAAAGAGCCTGACCATAGTATCTGTCGTTTCCAACCAATGCAATACCAGTGTTCAATACCTTGACAGTGATGTCGTAATAAACTCTTCCAACAAGTTGACGAAGAGCTTGCATATTCGCAATGAAGACAGTATCGGCAACTGCATAGTTAGTAAGAGTTATGTCTCCTACTTCTGCTGGAGCCGTAACAATGGATGGCCACTTTGCCCCACCGTGGTACACCTTCTCAACTTGTGCTTGAATTTCACCGCCAGATACTTGAGCAAAAAACTCCGCAAAAGTTGGAACTACACCAAGCGTTTGGTCCGCCTGGGTAAGTGACGGGGAGATAGAAGCAACAATTTGGCGCTGTGGAGCAATCTTTGCAGCATTATTTCTAATGTTGTATGCGATTCCGTTAGAGTTTGACATGATGGTTCTCCGTCTTAGGTGAGGTTAGTTGTCAGGTTTGACTTGATGATGTTTACGGTGATTTTGTCACCAACACTTGAGATACGAACTCCAACTTGGGCTTTAATAAGACCTGTTTGAAGTTGTGAAACTGGGTTAAGTGCATCGTTGACTGTAATGGTGTAACCATAGTCTGTACGGCGTCCACGAGCATCAAATCCTTCGTAGAAACCACCAGAAAGTCTGATTGGTTCAAGAACTCCCTGAATCGCTGATTCAATGTTGCCGTAAAGTGTCTGTCTTCCATTGATAGAAGAAAAGATGAGTGCTTCAAGTTGAAGCTCACATCTGTCAACGATGTAGTTGATTGTGTCTCTATTTGTAATAAATCTGAACTGAGCAACATCCGTTGAGTGTGAACGGGCACCGTAAACTCTTACATCGCCGTTAATGATTCTGATTGCATTGACATAAGCAGCATCAAGAGCATCACCGGCTGTTCTGCCGATAACGGTTGCAACTCCATTAACAAATCTTGGAATTGTAATTTCACCTGCGTAAGCTTCCCATGTTCCAGTTGCGGTAACAGTTTTTGAACGAGCAGCCGCAACATATGATTCTGGAGAGATACTAATCGAGTTACCAAGATAAGGAATTGTGATCCAAGGATAGTACATCGCAAGGTACTCATGATTGTCACCCACATAACCAGTTGACATCGTGGCGACAGTACTTGCATCGTCTGTTTCTTCAAACGAAAGAAGAGCAACTCTGTTGTTTGCCACACAATGTGTCTTGATAGGGTTCCAGAAATCTGTTTCGCGTGTTGTTGAAGATGCGGTATCAACCACACCAGGAATGGCTACACAACCAGTACCAAGATCTTCTGTGAAAAGAGCAAGAGCAGAAATAAAGTCTGCTGTTGTGGCGGCACCGTCAGTTCCTGCGTTAGCAAGTGCAGCAGCTGTAGAAACAGTAGCAAAAGTAGTATTTGAGCGAGTGGTGGTAGCTGCTGTTACATAGTTTTTAAGAACAGTACTGTTGTTCACTGCATCAACGAAATCTCCAGAGTTTGAATATCCACCGGTCCAGAGTTCTACGCCGCTATACTTAATGGAAAATGTGTAAACACCAGAAACAGCTGCGCTTACAGTGACGGAAATGTTCTCGCCCCAGTCGCCACGACCAGCTGCAGTGAGTGTTGCTGCAGCAGTACTTCCTGTGGAGATTAAAGCCAAAGAAGCTTTGACGTTTGAACCAGTGCTCTTAGTAGCTCTTGCTACATAGCAAAGAGAGCCACCCTCTTCAAAGAATGTGTAAACACTTTGGTAAAGGTACTTACCAGACACAAAACCGCCAAAAGCAGTCGTGTAGTCGTCAATACTTGTACATGCGACAGCAAAAGTATCTGAACCGCGTTCCGCTTCACCAACAACAAAAAATGTTGCTCCTGGTGCAGTGGTAGATGCCGAAGCACCCGTTCTGATTGCTGTGTTGATTGTTACTCCGGGCATCCGCCATCCTCCGTAAATTATGTTTGGACGATTAAATTGGCCTCGTCAGTCCTTACTGCGAGTATACATTTATTCAACCGATTCTTCAGGAACTTCTGTAGTATCCGAACTTACTTCTTCAACAATTTCCTCTTTTGTTTCTTCAACAGGTGTGGTTTGTTCTTGAATCGGCTCTTCTACAACTTCAGTAGATTTTTTTGAAGATGTTTTTTTTGTTGATTTTGTGTCTGCTTCTTGCTCAGCAGCGGTTTCAACGACGGGCGCATGCCCTCTTCTTACGCCAATTTCTTCTGGTTCTTCATAAGCAACAGCATCAATAATGATCAAATGCCCTCTTTTTACATTGACCGAGGCTACTGGATTCCACTTAACGGAAACGCTTTTCCCATTGTCTATCCGATCCCCTGCTTCATTGTATGAAGTTGAACTGATTGAACCGTTGAGAAGGGTGACTAGTTTTTCTTGGTATTCTTGATCTATATTCATAAGTTTTCCCGATTAGCCTTCGCTTGGACCCATGTCCTGCATCTCAATTTCATAAGTGTCTACCATTGCAATTTGCTGGCGATAAACAATTTCATTGATTACTAAATCATACCCTATATAAGCACCTGCAAGAACTCGATCGCCTTTTAACATAGTTAAATCAGAAAATTCCTCAGTAATACTAGACGAATCAATATATGCTTCGTAGTCTCCATTTGCGTCATTTAACGTTTGTAACGAAGGAACATCAAGCAGTGCAGAACGAACCACCGTCGTAAGTCTGTCTCTCATTAACGTTACTTCTTCAGAACTATCACTTCTAGTCCAAACATAAGTACGCATAGAGTATGTGACACGGTAAACAGCATCGCCTGTATATGTAAAACCAGACTGGTCAAACCTGTTGGCTGAAATTGATACCGTAATCAAAGTTGGCCAATGATCAAGGGCTATAGGTTCGTGGGAAAGATAGAGAAGCGGATCGGGGAGGGTTTCGTCATCCAAATCCCAACCATTTCTGTACCTAAGCATTCTTCCAGGAATGTCAGCTTTGAGATAATCGCTCACATATTGCTTAGCGAACTGTGGTCCCTGCATTAAGTAATCAGTCATTATGAAATATCATTTCCCACGACATGTTCACGTGTTTTCATTCCTAGCATTTTTGCAAAAAACGGTGGTTCAAAAACTACTTGACGCTTAGCCATTTTTGATGTTCCATATTGGTGGAATTTTGCGTACTCAACCGAGGTTCCAAATTCAGCTCTGGTAAAACCAATATGGTTCTCTGGGCCATTGAGGTCAGAAAGGCTCTTGAAAAGTGCCCCTGACTGCTGAAGTATTGGCTTTCCTGGATAACGAACGCCCTTCCAAGCGGCGTAGCGAGCATCCAGAGGATCCCATCCACCGACCATGAGTCCTGAAGTAGTGAAGTTTAAGGCGTTTGCTCTTTTTAGATAACCTTTTGCCCAACCAAATACTGGACGAAAGTCTTGAGATCTGCGAATCATTTGATCCATACGCCTAATAGCGTTATCCGCATTGCAAGAAATATTCATGCTAAGACTCATTTATGCGACCCTAGTTCTTCGCCATCTTTTAACCGCAGCAAGTTCTTTTTCCAAGAATCCTGTTTCCTGAAGTGCGACTTCACGAGGATTCAAATCCTTAATACCAACCACGTCGTCATGCATATTCTGCATTTCTCTTGAAGCTGCTCTTAATATCATTAACTGAAAAACCTTTATTCCATCTCCGGCTAAACCTGCTCTGTAGGAGATGGTGATGATGTCGTTGGCAAAACCACGATAACAGTCAATTCCAAATCTTCTCACGGTGTAATCATTACCTAATGCAACAACCGTTCCAGTTTGAGCAAAAGTTCCCGCAGTAAGACCACTCTGTGTCACCGTGAAAGTGTTGGTAGCAACAGAAGAAATAACATTAGATGAAAGATTTAGAGCAGAAGTACTCAAACCGCTCACTTTAATTTTTTGCCCGACAGTAAAACCGTGGTTAGAAGCCGTATATGTGACAGTTGTTCCAGCAACAGTTACCGAAGTAATATTTGCATTTCTTATTACTGCTTCGCCAAGAACGCGACCAGTTTCATTCAGATTAGAAACAGTTACTTTTTGTACTGAAACAATTGGAGAATTGCGAATATAGATAGTCTGGGGAGGTTGAGCGTATGTGACCATCCCAATAGAGTCATCTGATGCGGAGGTTTCGTTTGAGAAAAATGACGACATCGGTACGCCAACAAAGTTTGATTCAAGAACGTAAGTCTCTTCAAAATCCGTTAGCTCTATAGGACGACGCAGGTAGGACTCAAGTTCGCTTTGTAGACCTTCAAGGACATATTCAGCGGCGGTTTCCTGCCTGTTACTGAACCGAATATCCATATATGTTGCTAATTGTGAAACGCTTACAAGCATGATGAATTACCTTAATAAGGGGAGAAATAAACCGAGAAGGTTTATCTTCTTACTGCTCTACCAGCAGCCCTTGCTCCTGCAGCGGCACCACGGCCTGGTCTTCCTCGTCTTCCGCCAATTTCGCCTGCTCGTCTTGCGGCAACTAGGCCTGGGGCAGTACCTGGGGTACGGTTATAGGCTTCTGCGTTTCCGGGAACACGCCGTCCATTGATGTAGAGAGGGCGCTCAATTATTCTTTGTTCTCTTCCGCCGCCTGGACGTGTGAACAGCTCAATATCGCGTGTCATTGTGGAGTTGGGCATAAAATCCTCCGATCGGACTTGCCTCAACGATACCATAAAATGACTGTAAAGTATTTATCTATCTAAATTAGGTGGTCGTTCAAATTTAGGTACATTTTTTTCATCAATCTTGGGTGCCTCAATAGGAATCCAGGCTCGTGAATACTTATGCTCAGGAACCTTGCGATGCTTAATTAAATTGGGCGCAAGCATTAAGTCAAGTTCATCGTCGGTGAGACCCAAAAGTGTCAATAGTTCTTCTGTGTCGTATTTTCCAGTTACACAAATATCAATAATTATGTCTGACATTTTTTTAGCAAGAATTGAACCCCTTGCTCTGTTGAGTCTTATATGCATAATCATTGAATCAATATCATCAATGTCTTTAAAATAAACAGGAACTTGATCTCCGTGAACCTTTATGAACTTATCTTCTTGAGCTATCGCCCATCTGTGAAAACCATCAATAATTGTAGAAGTTTTCTCCTGAACGACAATTGGTTGCGCCCACCCATAATCCATCATTGATTCACGCAATAAATTAAAATCTGGTTTTAACAAATAAGTTGTTCGCCAATCAGCTGGCTTTAAAGCAGAGTTAGACATAAATACAATTTTCATAAATTTTCTTCCATTTGTTCATTAGCAATCATTCTCATCGTGTGCGCTCTTGTTCCTGGACCGACAGGCGAAGGAGAGTTTGCCTGAAAATCATTAAGCAACAAAATGCGAAGCAAATGATCTGTTGGAAACCCAAAAGGATCATTAGTTTGCTTTTTCCTAAATTCTCCAGCAAATTTATACGCTGCATTTTTGATTCCAGGAGTGAGCATATTTTGCTCAATACAATCACGAACCCCGTCATAACCATTTTTGGCGTAAGAGGCGATAAGTTTCTCAATGTTGAACTCAGGCCACCACCGACGCTGTGCATCTATTTGTGGAAAACAATCAAAAAGCTTGTCATAAAATTCAGGTTCAGTTGAAACAACATCACCAATTCTCCGTATCGCTACAGAATGCAAAGGTATTCCAATTCTCGTATTGCTTCCAGTAAGTGAAGCAAGGTCGTAATACTCGCAGTACTCAGCACCGTGTTCTTCTGTGATGAATTTCAAGACATCATCAGTTGTCCAGTCGTAAATTACTTTTGCAAGCCTTAGAGGTATTGACTTCTTAACCTTGAAAGGCGCAACGATGTAGTTTTCGTGGAGTTTCTGAACACACGATCTGTATCTAATCATTGACTCATTTGCACGGACACCGTTAAGAAACGCAGTTCTTCCCATTTTTCCCTGCATTGTGTAATAGTCGTGACCTTCTGGCGCTGGAAAATACGGATCAATGCCAAAGTGTTTAGCGGTGATTGCACCTTTAGGGATGTCCCTAACCAAAAGACCTCTATCTGCCCGAGCTTGCGACCACAGTAAGCAGTATTCACGGCGACCCAAAATCCAAATTTCTTGACCAGCCGGAAGGCAGTACCATTCCATGTCAATCCAGTCATAATCTCGTACTTTTTCTACGAACTCAACAACCTTAGGGCTTACCATTTCTTCATCTCGGAAAATCACTTTGACTGGCCCGAGTCCTCTTTCTTCATGAACTTCTTTAGCCAAATAAAGCACTGCTGTGCTATCTTTTCCTCCAGAAAACTGAACGCAAACAGTATCAAAAGTATCATATATGTGCCTTATTCGTTGACGGGCCGCATCAACGCAACTCATATCTAGAAACATTCTCTGTCTTGGCATCTGCCTAGTACTTTGCTATCTGGGAGAGGCGTTGAACTTCTGCATCTTTTGCACTTACTAGCGATTCAAGTTTGTTGATTTTGTCTATGAAACCAACATACTCGTCGGTTAAATCAATAACAGAAGAGAATAGTTCTTTTAAATCTTTATTGCTTGTTGAATCAACAAACTGCTCAATGTTTAAAAGTTTTTGATTGAGTTCTTCTAGAAGTTTTTCCTGCATTGTTAGTCTTTCCATTTTGAACTCCCCACTAAAACTCCAAGAAAAAACATTGAAAAAAACAAAATAATATCTACAAATATGTACATATTAATCCGAACTTTGCAATGCGGACTTTTTAGCATAGCGCTGCAAAAAATTTGTCCCTTGGGGTGTGATTGCCCAACACATGGAATTTTTCTTTTTAATATAACCTTTGGAGTGAAGATCGGTCAATCTTTCGTTCACCCGCGAAGGTTTAGAAAATCGGTGAGGAAACATTCCAAGTATTTGGGAAGCGCTTGCACCAGTGGTATTTTTCATTTTTAGATATCTTAAAATAAGAGTTCCAATCGGTGTATTTGTAGAGTTTACTGATTCTGCCATTTTTATCCCAAAATACTGTGTTCGTCAATATCGTCAAATGTCCAATACCCGTCAAGTGTTGCCCATAGTGCGGTATCAATAGCAGTTTCTTCAAGGTCGTATTCGTACATAAGGTCTTTGTGTGACTTGATTGCACGACGTAAAAACTCAACAGTTTTCATTCGTTCTTCAACCTGATCGGTGGACATAGCAATCATCCGTGTTATCTCGTCAAGACGGTGAGCAACATGGAACCGAAATCGGTCAATCTTCTTTCGGCGCTCTGCTGAATCAGAAACAACCTCAGCTATAAGGGTTATGCCTTCACTGCCGAGCGCCTGATATGTAGCCACATCCTGCTGTTCGCCTTTTATGATTTCTTCAACTTGATTGTCTAAATTTTTTAATAAAATACTTACAGCACGCTGCCATCTTCCCCAGTTTTCTGGAAGTTTAAGATACTCGCGCTGTTGATCCGATACTTTATTTTTGATTTCTTCGGCTACTAGCCTTGCGAAGGAATCGTCATTCATTATTTATTCCATTCTGGACATATTTTTTTATAGCTACACCAATCACATAATCTGTGCTTGATTGGTTCAAATTCACCAGAGACACACCGTAAGTCAATTTCTTTACGAATGTGCACCACCGTGCTTCTTACATTTTCTCTATCTTCATCTGTAACTGTTTTTGAGAGAAGAACTGCGTCTTTAATGAACAGTAGTTCAATTTCTTTTACGGTTTGATTTAGTTGTTTTTCCAACACATAAGCGTAGAGAAGGAGTTGAAAGTACTTATCATCACGATATCTAGGAGATGGTGTTTTTCCGGTTTTGTAATCACCGACAATAATTCCGTCATCAGTATTTCTCCATCGGTCAATGAAGCCCTTGATGGCAACACCATCAATAGTGTCGTTAAGTTCGGTTTCAATTCCATCAAAATGAAGCGCTGTTGGGTCTTCCATTGCAAACAGGTTCTCAACACACCACCACGAACTCCATCTAAAGAGTCGTACGGCCTCGTCTCCCTTTACATAGGGGGCAATCTTTTCGGCATATTCCATCTCCCACCATTCTTTAGCAACCAACTTTGCCCTATCTAGGGTTCGTTCATCTTTAGGCAAAGAGTATAAATCTTCTAAAATGCTATGAACAAAGTTGCCACGAAGAGTTGCTTCTGTTGGCGGATCTTGAAGACCATCAATTCTAGAAAACTTATACTTCAGCGGACATTGTTGAAATGTTGAAATTGAAGATGGAGAAAGATACGGAGGTGGTTTAAGAATAAACTCACTCATCAGTAGATGGTGCTCCACTAAAAGAGATACGCAGGCATTCGCCAATTAGTTCTTCTAAATCTTTTACTGTTGCAGTTTGTTTTGTTGGCTTCGGACGAGAACCAGCGTATGTTTTCCAGAAACTTCCAAGTTGTGTTTTTCCTGCTGTGTCAAGACCTTTTGATACTTGAACAAAGTTGTCCCATAGTTCCACAATGGCTGAATCAATTACTGGTTCTGGTGGCTCTTCGGCGCTCAGCGCTTCTTCACTGCGAGCAAGATAAAGACCAACACCAAGCGTTTGTGCGGCCTTCTTGAGTGCATCAGAAACAGCACCCTTCATTTCGTCACCAAGGTCAACAATGTCGCCGGTTTTTGTGCGCTTAATCTTTTGACCACCGAATCCATCGCGGATAATGCACGAATCTGGACGAGTTGCATCTGTGTGCCACATAAGGCGAACATGGGCAACGATGTAATCGGGATCAATTGCGTCACGAGAGCATGACAAAATGTTGAATGACCATGAGTCAAGTCCAAGAACTTTGTTAAGACGAGTAATCACTTCGCTTACTGGAATGTAAGTAAGTCTTGCTCCGCCTTTGCTAAGGTTTTTTTCTACTTCGGGAGCGAATGGCTCGTAGAGGTTTTGATATGTATTTGCTAACATTTATTTTGCCTTTCTAACAATAATGCTTGTTTTGTAGTCGCCTACTTCACAGTAATTATCTGCGTTTATACCTATTTTTGATAGTTCTTTAACCCGCCAATACGACGGTTGTATGTAGTCCAAAACCTTTTTTAAGAGGTCTTCCGTTGACAGTACCACTTCTCCAGTACTCATGTCAACCGATGATTGAATAAGACGACGCCCGACTTCGTTAATCAGTTTGTCGTGATCCCATTTCTTTCTATCTGAAGATGTTTTAATTTCAATCTTTCCACCATGCGCATCCATTTCTTCAATGTTGGCTTTTTGCAGCGTGGTCATCACTTGTGCTGAAAACATTCCATAAACGTCACTAAACGCATTTTTCATAGAATGCAAAGCAACTACGGCATCGGCCAGTTCTTCAGGGGATGGATTCTGGGCAAGGAAGTCATTTAACTGATCTTCCGCGTCCATGACTGTTTTCATTAATTCGGAAAACAGGTCGTTAATAGAGGCCATTTTGAACCTTTCAATATATAAATAGAATATTAGTTGTCACATGATGATACTGGCGCGACGGCGCTGAGGCAACCCCAGGCCAGCCAAATGAGTGAACGCACCCACAGCAGAGTCAACTTGGTCATCGTGGTCGCAAGCCTCAGGAAATGATGCCATTTCATCCAACCAATCAGTTAGCCAAGGTGCCCGAACAATCCGCACATTGCCATTTGCTACCGCAGCACTGAAAGGTCTTGCTCTGGTCACTTTATCGCCAGTCGCTCTGATTCCAGATAAATCATATCCTGGGAGCACATATCTCGCATATTGGTCAATTAGGGCTTTTCCGCTTGAACCTGGTTCTTGCTCAATTCTGATAGCCACCATTCGTCCATCTTCAGCTGCCGTTTGGGCAATCAAAGCCTCTACTTTTTCACCTTTTGCCCGTATTTTGCGGACATCCAGAACGTAGGCAATTCCCTGATCAAAAATCATCAATGTCCCTACGGTCCAGTCTGGGTTAGGGTTTGAATGAGATGGTTCGGTGGCTGCAAGGTCCCAAAACCGGACTGCCCGTGCTGCTGATGTGACATTTGGCACTTCTGTGGAATCTATAATTGTAAAGTTTGTCCTATCAAACATAGTTCCCAAAGTGGTTGACCACCAATCACCCATCTCAAGCCGGCGACGCTCTACGGGGTCAAGAGCAGTCAGCGCCTGTCGGTAGGAATCAGCGTCAATTCCAGGGTTATCAGTCAGAAGAGAAGGAACAAAAATTCTTCCAGTTTCCTTTCCTTCCACAATAAATCTCTGCCTAACCCAATTAGGTGCAGGGTTTGAAGCGGATCTCATTCTTAAAGGAACCTGAGAAAGAGGGCCCGTTGCAGGGCGACGAAGACGAGAGAACAAGTATCTGTAGTCGGATTCACGAATTTCAGTGACCTCATCCATGCCGATAAACTGAAACTCCGAACCCTTATAACGAAGATAGTCGTTCGTGTTGTTTAGATATCCAAACGAGATTCTTGCACCAGACGGAAATGTCGCAACATAAGAGTTTGCGTTCCAGTGAATTTCATCCTGTCCGCCAATCCATGTTTTGAATCTGTCCATGAGAGCACCAGGAAGTGCTAAGTCGGCATAGGTGCGTCTGAAAAGAATTGCAGAGTAATTGGGTACATCTACATATTGCATTGCGGCCATCAACAACGCAGACGACTTCCCACCACCGGCAGCGCCACCAAAAAGAGCTTCCATTGCGTAAGTACGTAGGAAAACCTTTTGTGTTATTGATGGTTCTTCAGGACAGAATAAAGGCTCCTTCGGTTGCAAATATTCTAATACTTTGTTCCAGTCGGGCATAATAATGCTTTCTTCTTGCTGTATGTACTGTACTATTGGAAAGTAACTGCGCTAAGGTACATACACATGAAAATAAAAGATTTGCTCCAACGGTTTTTAATGCGCCAAAGCAATGCTCACTTATTAATGATTTCTTTTATACTTTTTACTGGAACTGGTGCAGCACTAATAGAATTGCCTTATGGACTTATAACCATAGGGCTTTGTTCGGGCGTCTACGGATACCTGTTGGGACGTGAATAATGGCGTGGAATTCGTTTAATGAAAAATCACTGCAAGGTGTGCAACAAAAGTCAATTCTTAATGTAGGAGCACCTGTTGCTTTCAATGCTGGCATGGCGGGAAAGCCATACAAGGATTCGTGGGATATTGAGCGCGCATACCGTGAAGGTGTCCAAAAGGTAACTTGGGTTTTCCGTTGTATTGATGCAATTGCTGGAAACCAAGCCAGACTGCCGATGATTTTGCGTAAAGACAATTCACCTACTGGTCAAGTTGTTAATAAAAACAATCCGCTTTTAGATATTCTTAACTCAAAAGCCAATATGGGAGAAAACTCCTTCATATTCCGCTATAGAGTTTCTTCTCAGCTTTTAATGAGTTCAAGAGGCGTGTTTATTGAAAAAGTAAGAGGGCGTGACGGTCAAATTATCGCCCTTCATCTTCTTCCGCCTCAACACACCGCCCCAATTCCTGATCCCAAGACATTCGTTTCTGGATATGAAGTTGATATGCGTAATGGAACCAAAGTCATTCTAAAACCAAGTGATGTTATTTGGATTCGTAGACCACACCCTCTTGATCCTTATCTTTCTATTACTCCAATGGAGGCGGCAGGAATTGCGATTGAGTTAGAAAACTTATCAAAACTCTATAACCGCAACTATTTGCTCAATGACGGCCGTCCGGGTGGACTTCTTGTTGTTCGTGGTGAAATGGAAGACGACGACAAGGAAGAGTTGCGTAACAGGTTTAGAGGAAACTTGAGTCGTACTGGCTCAACTACGGTTATCGCATCAGAAGATGGTGTTGATTATATTGACACTTCAGCCTCGCCACGAGATGCTGCCTACACGCAAATGCGTCAAATCCAAAAAGAAGAAATACTTTCTGCGTTTGGTGTACCTGAATCAGTTATCGGAAACGCTGCAGGGCGTACTTTTTCTAACGCATCAGAAGAACTGCGAGTCTTTTGGTTGGAAACAATGCTTCCACACCTTGAACCTCTTGCTCGTGCTTTGGATGATCTTGATGAAAAGT